GTATTAGATTAGGTTCAGTAGCCACTTGCCTGCAATAAATATACTAAGTCAGCCAAGGTGAGAACAGCAACGTATTGCTCAACGGATTTCTCACCCTGACCATTTAGACGTAGAACACCCACGCCCATCCCTTTGTTTGCCTTGCGATCATGAAGTTGGCGCATAAGCCCAGACAAATCTAAGTTTGTCCGAGCTTTGATTTCAATGTCCAGGCCATCAATTCCGGTAATGTCTGATCCATCTCTACCAGCTCCAACAGGTAGTGCATGCTTCCAGCCTTGCGCTTGCAGATATTCTGCTACAATACGCTGCGTTGCATAGCCTCGGTGCTTGCGACTTTGATTACTCACTTAGTTAGTCCTAACTTGGCATGTGTGGCATTTGCAAGGTTTCGTAGACCCAGCCGTTATTGGCTCGTTGCAATTGTCGCACACGTCAAGTGTTTTATCTAGCACTAACATCTCATCACCCCACTAACAATTCTTCATCTTCAGGCCTAAATGACCAAGTTCCGTCTTTATTTAGCATCATCCAGATTGCTTTGCATTGTTCGGCTTTTTGCCTCATAGGAAGGCTGCAACCCCAACCACGATAAGCACCATTTTTCCCAGTACCTTCACGCAAGACACGAGCGCCATGCTTACACATTGGAACAGGGTGGGCAGATAGCTTCTCAGTAACAAGAGCAACTGCATTCTCAAATGCGGGCTCATAGTCAGCCGGTGGCTCAATCGTTGTATCCCAGACGATTTCAGTTTCCTTGTTGTTAGCATCTAAGAACTCCTTATGTTCTTTTGTACGTACACGTATTGGAGCGTTTGTCGCAGCTTCATTAACCTTAGCCATTTCAAGGCTGCTTGCTCGCTTTCCTTTAGCAGATAATCCGAGATTAGCCAGGCATCTTCCAATTGCGCTAGTTTCGCAATTCTCAAACCAAAAATCGCGATCAACACCCCTATCCTTGCGAGCGCCGCGCGCATAACCAATAGCGGAAGGAGCAGTATCAACGTGGGTACGGAAAGCAACTGCCTTAAATATGACAATGCCTTTTTCTTCGTCATTTGTGATGAGTTCTGTGAGTATTGAGCCGTCTTCATAGGTTTCATAAAATCTGTGTATCCTCGTATCTACATCTTCATAGTTTGATAAATTAAACATCTAGTGTTTCTCCTTTTGCATAGTCAATTTGTTCCTTCAAAGTCCAAGTGCTGCCATCTGGCCATTCTTGAACTTCATTGGCGCAAGATTGGCAGTAATGCCTGACAATTAACTTGCCATATCGCTTACTGGTAATTTGCCATACAGCTTGCGTTTGTCCACGTAAACTGCTAGTACCCCATCTGCCTTTGCAGTAATCACACCAAGTTCCCTTAGGTGATCTAGAAAGCATTAAGATCATCCCAATCCTTGACGGCGAGTTCTCCGGCAATGGCGAAGTAGGCAACGGCATCCACCCAAGAATCGTTATTTGATTTAGTTTCCATAATTCTTGCGAGCTTGACCAATGCCATACAGATTGCAATGTCCATCGGCTCAATAGGTCTTTCAAAGTATGATTCCCAAAGCTTTGCCGTTCGTAGCATTGTGTGGTCGTAATGACCATGCGTTGACCCTCTGTTAATGATCGTGTCGTTTGCATTAGTCAATATATCTTTCGCTCGCAACTGATTTCCCTCGCCTGTACCCATCTGCCCAGCCTTCCTTATAGCCCTTCTCCTTAATGATTACACCGATTGTGTAAACACCTAATACAAATAAAAAGCAATAGAGTGCTAACTCAACTAAACGAATATCATTCAACATCATCGCTCACCCCATGCACATCAAGAAAATAAGCAGCCAAAACTTCACGGCTTATTCTGCCGCGCTCTTGGCTCATGCCTAGTTTTTTCTTTGCAAAATCGCGTATGAATGAAGCTCGCACAAAGTGCTTGCCATCGGTATACGCACCCGACTTGCGATCATATCTTATCGCCATGCCCTAAACCCCTTTCAAATAGGATTTCAAATCCTATTTTGAAGGGTCTATATGCTATTTGTCAATAAGCGACACGCCGTCAAAGTTATCCATGTGATCATCAATAGTTCTATGGATTGGAAATATATCCTCAACCATAACGCTTGCCTTCAACTAGGAAACTGCCATCTTTTTCAATTGGTATGGCTACCGGCTGGACACGCTTTCTGTCTATGTAGATGATTCCAAATCCTTTTTGCCAGTTAAATGTTCCGCGTGTGTAATAGGCTTGGCTTTCATCCATCAAATGACCAACTTCAAAGCCTGTCAGAACACCCCTTAAAACGCCCCCAGAGGCCGTTGTAAACGATGAAATCCCCTGCCTATGGGTATGACCACAGACTACCGATAAACCATGCCTCTTAGCCGATTCTAGGGCGGTTAAACCCCCCTGTGGCTTGATGCTCTGCTCATCACCATGCACCATTACCCAACCATCGTGGAACTGGTATGGCTTAGTGTGGTAAGTAATGCCTAAATCATCTAGGTGTAGAAACTTCTCTATGGTCAATTCAGGCAGACCAATCAGCCCAGGTAGACGTTTGCTTAGTGAGTTGTAGAGTCTTGCCCCGTGATTGCTTCGGCTGAGATGTCGTACTTGAAGCTGGGCGAGAACGTTGACAGTTTCATCACGATCTCTGCCAATACTTCCTGACCACTCATCCCTACCGGTTGACCAGCGGCTAATTGTTTGGAAGTCAATCTCATCGCCCACACATAGAACGTCATCAGGTTTGTATTTCCTGATGAACTGTGCGACATTCTTAACTGCTTTCTTATCGTGGAAGGGTACTTGCAAATCAGATATAACTACGATTCGCTTAATCGTCATCCTCATCTTCATCTTCGTATGGAGAATGATCAGGATTATTTATTACCCAATCGGGTAAGCGCAGCTGTTCTTCAATGTACCAGCGCGCCCTATCTTCACCATATCCAGCACGAACTAAAGCTTCAAAACATTCAACAATTGATGCAGCCCATATATCTATGGGTAGCAGAATGTCAGCCTTTGTTCTACGCGCAGCGGCTTCTTTCCGCTTACGCTTGGCGGCTTGTTCGCTTTTTGATATTCTTCTTGCGCTCATGAGTAAGCAATTCTAAGACCATTGATTCAAGTTTATCTATGCGCGACACGATATTTGATGCCTCAAGTATTGATGGCACTTCATGTCTAATAATGTATCTAAGACCACCGACAATAAGCGCACAGCAGGAAAGGATGGCAGCTACAAAACCTGCCCATTCAGCCGGGCTCAACGCCGACCAAATGCCGTATCGTTAGGGTTAAGCCATCTCAATAATACTGGAAGGCTTGCTACTAACGCTGCATTTACAATTGCAGGTACATCCCAGCCCACCGCTAAATAGGTTGCTATTCCTGCGGCTAAAAAGCTTCTTGCCCAGCTTGCTGTTACTGCTTTTGCTTGCTCCATTTAACGGCTCTCCTGTCAATATAGGGATTTCAAACATACTGCCATCTGAATCGCCCTTAGCAGTAAAGCTAATGTGAATATGTGTCTTATGTGGGTTTATCCCGGTGTATTTTCTCCATTTGTAATTGCGTTTGTAGCTGGCAATTTTGCCGTTGAAGATGATATAAGAGATTCTTTTATCAAGTCTGGCAAGTAATCGTAGCTGATCCGCAAAGTCATAGGGCTCTGCTTTGTGCGACCTGAAATCAGCGTCAATGTCAATGGCACGTACAATGCCTTCAGCAGTAGGATTGTGATCGGACTTACGCGCTGAATGACGTGCATCACCGATCCACCCATCTGAAGTTCTATCTCTATTGGGGAACGCATCATCTACCTGCTCGCGTAATTGCTGACCGGCTTTGCATAATTTAGGCATATTAGTTATTCAGCACAATCCCTCAAGATTATGCTAGAGGCCTAGTGCAGCCTTTAGGTCTGCCAGGCTAAGACCAACGCTGGCTAACTTGTCCTCTATCGTTGGCTCAGGTGCAACTGTTGTTCCATTGTGGGCTGCAACTACTGCCTCTGCATTATCGTTATCTGTCGGTAAATTTATTGTGCCATCGGCATTATCAAAAACTTTATCAACAATAATTCCAACTGCTGCTAATTCAGCCATTAGTTCTGTGCCATTAAGATTTTGCGGTTTTGTAAAAGTTTTCATTTATGCTCCTAAATAAATGCAACCAAATGTGCAAGTGTCATTACCATCTAAATCTAAATTACCACCACTACTTTGTTGTGCTTTTATTTCAATGTAATCTGTTGCCACTAAATTCATTTGCCAAGATGCAGTAAATATGCAACTAGCGCTACCGCCTAAAATAGTGCGAAAAAGGTTCGGTTGTTGGACCCCATTTTTGAACAAAAGTGCATCTCTTGTGCCATTAGCATTAGTTCCATACCTTAACAATAAAGTAAAAAGATATTTTCCACCTTTACCGCTTGGAATTGTAATTCTGCTGGTGTTAGATACAATGCTATGAAAACCATCTGTGTCATAAGCCTCGGTCGGAAATGTTACAATTGTTTCAGTTGCATTTGACAAAGTTTGGGCTACATCTTTTGTTGCTAAACAACCAACAAAACTTGCGGCAGCAGCAGCACCCCACTCAGGGGCAGTTGCACCTGAATTGACTTTGAGAACCTGCCCAGCAGTTCCGATGGCTAGCCTTGCTACTGTATCGGCTGCTGTTCCGTAAAGTATATCGCCAGCAGTAGTAATAAGATCTGTTGAGCTATTTGTAATTACTGGTATCGGGCCAGTACCGCTTGCAATTGATATTCCTACGCCAGCTTGCACTTCAGTAATATCACCAGCATTACCAACATTTACCCATGAGCTTCCATTGTAAACTTC